GAGGGTTTTTTGTTAGCCCACAACGCAGTGTTTGACCTTGGCTGGCTCCAAGAGCATGGAATTTATATCCGTGGTCGTATTGGCTGCACCATGCTTGCCAGTAAGCTTCACCACAATGGCACGCCCAATGTCAAACACGGGCTGGCCCATGTTGCCAAGCGTGTCCTAAAAATTGACCTTGATAAGGAACAGCAAAGGTCTGATTGGAGCGTTCCAGTTTTAAGTCGAGACCAGTTGGTCTACGCCGCTAAAGACGTTGAGGTGCTCTTGCAACTTGACCATCCACTTACAGCAGCGTTACAAAATGCACGGCTTGTTGAAGCTTATACATTAGAGTGCAAAGCACTTCCCGCTATGGCCCAGATGTGGCGTACCGGGCTTCCTTGGAACCGTTCCAGTCTTGAGCAGCTTTGCAATGATTACGAACACGACATTAATGCGCTCAGCAGAGATTTTTTACGCGAACTTGATGCTGCGCTTCCTGAGAAACACAAGTTACCTAAAGAAGCACGAAACTCTCAAAGACTTTCAAAGCTTCGAGATCTTGTCACTCAAATGGGGCACGAAGACTCTGACTATGAAAAGTGGTACGCGGAAATCGAACAGATTGAGACTGCGCCGCAAGCGTTTAACCTCAGGCCAAAAGCTACGGGTGATGCTCGTCGTGGGACCAAACTAGAAGCAGGTTTTAATTTAAATAGCCCCAAACAATTGTTAGAAAAGTTCACAGCACTTTTAGGGACAGTGCCAAAGGACAGTAAAACGGGCAAACCTAGCGCTAGCAGAGCAGCGCTTCAGGATTACGCAGCGGATCACCATGTTATACAGACCTATTTGGCGTGGAAGAAAAGTGAAAAGCGCCGTCAAATGGCTGAAGGGATCCTTGAAAAAATGGACCCGGATGGTTTTGTACGTGCCAGCTATTTGCAACTTGGCGCTGAGTCAGGTCGTATGTCCTGCATTAAGCCAAACAATCAGCAGATACCTCGCGATACAGAGTTTCGCCAGTGTGTTGAGGCTCCTGATGGTTGGCTACTTGTTGACGCGGATTTTGGTCAAATGGAACTTCGACTCGCTGCAGCAGTGGCGCAGGACGAAAAGATGACTAAAGCGTTCCAGGCCGGTGAAGACCTGCATACGGTTACCGCGCAAGCAATTGGTTGTACTCGGCAGATTGCGAAAAGCGCCAACTTTGGTTTGTTGTACGGGTCCGGCGCTAAGGGTTTGCGTAATTACGCTGCTGGTTCTGGTGTCACAATGACCGTTGAAGCTGCCGCAAAAATCCGTAATCAGTGGTTAGACACTTATGCAGGCGTGAAGACATGGCAAAATCAAAATGCTGCCGACGCATCCCAAACAAAAAGCAATAAGTGGGCTGAAATTCGTATTCCAGAATCTGGAATGCGGCGTTTCTTGCCTGGTGAAATGAACCGGCTGACAGTTAGGTGTAATACTCCGATCCAAGGTGCTGGTGCTGCGATCCTTAAATGTGCTTTAGGGAACCTTTGGCCAAAGCTTTTAGAAGCTGGCGAACAGGAAGTAAAAATTGCGGGCTGTATCCACGATGAAATCCTCTTACTAGTTCGTGAAGATAAGGCCCAGCAGTGGGCAGCTCAGCTAAAACAGATAATGGAGAACGCCGAAGCTAAGTGGTTAGGAGACATTCCGCCTTTAGCTGAACCTTCTGTGGGTAAGCGTTGGTCCGAAATTCACTAGCGATGAACAAAGCATGGTCAGCATTTATCGGACTGCTAATGGGTGGTCCTTCCGTAGCCTTCGGGAAACACACGTTTACCGTAGTCTTGCGGAAGTGATGGATGCTGCCTATGCAACCTCAAACAGGGCGGCAGGTAGTAATGAATTTTTTGCGGTACGAAATAGCACGTGCCACGACTGCAGATTTGCTCCGCGCAGCTAATTTTCTCGAAGGCGCTAGGGAAGTAAGACGGGGTTGCCGCAAACAGCGTACAAAGGCTCGTAAAGATCAAAAGACTGGTTGGCGCAAACACGTTGACGACTCCTTTCTTTGGTAGCACAGTGCTAGACTGCTTTTAGTGGTATAGCACTTTATGGCGATTCGGCACGGAAACAAAACATATATGCAAATTCTTCTTGATCCGCATAGGGCACGTTTATTGTTCGATGTAGCTGAAAAAGCTACAATGCGCCCCACCGCCTGGATTCGCGACGTGATTTATAAAGCGTTGGAACGTGAATACCCTGCAGCAATCTATAACGAAGCAGTTGCTAAAGATGAAGCCACTTGGCGAGCCTCTGTGCGGAAACGTGTTGAAGGGCGTATTAAGTCTCGTAAAGCTTCTGACAGTGACCAGTAAAATGCCCTCTACTGTGCTACTCTTGCTGAGTCTGAAACTTAAAACGCATGACTCGCTACGCCCTTAAAACAACACACAAAGGTGAAGTTCTGTACCTTGCAGCTTTTTACGCAAACTTCCCTAAAAACAATGGCATTCATTTGACCTACAAAGCAGAAGACGCTTGTTCCTATGTAACTATTGAAAAAGCTTGTCAGGTGGCTCGCAGCCTTGAAGACAGCATGGGTTCAATTCCAAGCATTGTAGAAGTCTCTTACTGATGGATGGTTTTAGCCAGTACTTACAAGACATTGTCCGCTATCCGCTCTTAAGCAAAGAGCAGGAAATACTCCTGGCGCGGCAAGTACAAGTCTGGGTTGCGTCCGAAAACCCCACCCCCAAACAAATCAAAACAGGCGAACGCGCCTACCAAAAATTGATCAACTGCAACTTAAGACTTGTGGTTTCTATTGCAAAACGTTACACATTACGTTCCAGGCGCACAGAAATGTTTGACATTGTACAGGAAGGCAACATAGGTCTTGCTCACGGCATTAAAAAGTTTGATCCAGAGCGTGGTTACGCGCTATCCACTTATGTTTATTGGTGGATCAGGCAATCTATTAGTCGGTATTTAAGCCACCATGATCGGATGATTCGCATTCCGTCCCATGCTGGAGAGATACTGGCAAAGTTGCGGCAGTGGGCACCTGAATTTGAATTAGCGCATGGCAGACCTCCCACGCTAGAAGAAAGCGCGGAATACTGTGATACAAGCCCCAAGCGGTTGCGTGAATACCTGGAACGTAGTGAAGACTGTCTTAGTTTGGATAAACCTAGAACCGGGCTGGATTCTCAAGAACATTCACTGATCGAACTTATTAGTGATGGCGAGCACCCAATGGAAAAGCTTGACAGCCTTTTCTGCAGTGATACAGTAGATAGGTTGTTGATGTCTTTAGCCCCAGTGGATCGCACCATCATTGAACGTGTTTTTGCTTTTGATGGGGGTGAAGCTCAGACATACATAAAAATTGCAAAAGATATTGGTATGTCTAGAGAGCGTGTAAGGCAAAGGTGCCATAAGGCCCTACGGAAACTTCACGTACTCGCACAGTTGGGTACTTGCGGGCCTTTATAATGGAATGCCCTAAATGTGGTGCCTCCCATAGAGGTGCGGTAAAAGTCATTAGTACCCGTGTTTCGCACGACGTAGCGATGACACGGGTTAGAAAGTGTACAGTGTGCGCTGCACTTTTGTATTCAGTAGAAATTCCTGTAGAGGAAGGACATATCTACTGTAAAACGCACTACCACATTAGAAAAAGTGTGGTGCAACGTCTGATCTCTGCACTGTATTCATGAGCAATGTTGAACTGGTCTGGGCAACTCCAGACGCTGAAAAACTAATCGTGCGCATGGCACGTGTTAGTAATCCCAGCAATGAAGACAACTGGGAAACTGGGCCAGGATTGCTTAAGTACCTTGTTAAGCACAAGCATTGGTCGCCTTTTGAAATGGCGAACATGTGCGTTCAAATTAGTACTGAAAGGGACATCGCAGCTCAAATTGTGCGGCATCGGTCCTTTTCGTTCCAGGAATTTTCTACTCGATACAGCAAAACACAACCGGCTGAAGTACCTTCTTTTAGGCGGCAAGATTTTAAAAATCGGCAGAACAGTATCAGTGACATACACCCGCAGTACCAAGAGGCTTACCAGGAAGGTGCTGGCCGCATCATTGCTGATGCCTTTTTGTTTTATAACACCTTATTGGAACGGGGCGTTGCCAAGGAGACGGCTAGACGTATTCTGCCCCTCTGCACTCCTACAAGCCTATACATGCAGGGAACACTGAGGTCATGGGTGCATTACATCCAGTTGCGGGCTAATAATGACACGCAATTAGAGCATCGACAGGTTGCTTTTAAATGTGCTGCCGTTTTTAAGCAATGTTTTCCGGTTGTGTACCAGGCCGTTTTTCCTACACTGCACCTATGAAAGTCATTTTTTTGAACTGGTTCGAGCGCATAGCTCTTCACATGTTGGTGCGTAGCCCTCGTATAGGTATGCTCGCAGTTAAAGAAATGCATGGGCCGTTGATCTTTATCGCTAATAGCCCTTTTGATGAAGTCCCCATAACTGACGGCCATCCAGTAGCAAATCAGTTAGAACGCATATACCGCAATTCATCTAACGGGCCTGAATATGGTCAGGACTCAAGGGCTAGATGAACTCTGGTTTGTAGTGTGTACTGCTGGCGGTGGCTTGTGTGTAGAAACGACTAACGAACAAAAAGCAAAAGTCATCGCAGACATACTTCACTGTTCCATCCATTCTGAAATCCGCGCTTCGCGGGCTTCGTTCCAGTAATCCCGTTCTTTATACCATGTCTGCCAGTCATGGCCTGACTTGTGGCTATTGCAAGAAAAACAGCATCCAACTAGATTTCGTCGCTCTGTTATGCCGCCTTTCCACTTTGGTACGACGTGATCTAGTGTTGCATTCTTGCCTAGAGGTTCAGCGCAATAAGCGCAACAGTAATTCCATTGCTGCAAAATTTGATCGCGAAAGCGCACCTTGGCTTTTTTACGGGATACCAGCTCGGTCCCGTCGATCTGGTGGTCCACTACCACCGCTCAATAAACTGCAACAACAAATTTGACTTGCAGCTGTTTATATGGTAACCGCTCCAACAGCTTTAGGGCGCTAGCCAGATAACTCCTTCTTCTGTACGGCGGCGGCGTAAACCTTCCTCAAAGTGTGAACCGGGGTTTCGGTAAAGAAGTAACGCACTAGGGACCTGGTCCCATTCCCGGTTCCTTAAAACACGGGTAATTGTTCGGAACGATGGCAGGCCATAAAAGTACGCTCCAAGGTTAAATGCAAAGCTGATTAACGCGGACTTTTGGTTGCCATTCATTTCCGCCCAAAAAGGCACGGTTTCTTCAAGTATGTCTGCTGTACGGTTTATCTCTAAAGTCAACATGGTTTCAGCGCGTTGCTGGCTGATCGTTTCTCCCAGCTTTACACTTTTTCCGTCCGGGTAACGGGTATTTCCATAGCCAATTGTTGGCACGTTTGCCGGGCACATATATGAAGTTAAATGACAACCTTCAAACTTTTTAATTAGCTCTACTGCGGCACCAAAGCTTTTGTCATCCACTGCTGAACTCCATGTTCCGTACCAGGGTTGATCCCGGTTTAACAAATCTGGTTGTGCTTTTAAAATTGCGTTTTCTAGCTCTACTAACGCGGCGCTTTGATGCGGCAGTTTTCGGTAATACCGAAACAGGTCAGTCAGGTGAACTGGGGTTTTTGGGCTCATGCCATGGTGCGCGAAGGTGCAGGTCGTCAAGAAACTGTGGAGGTGGCACTGCGGCAGGTTGGGTTGCGTGCCAGTCCTTTTCAGCTTGGTCTAGTTTTTTGGGCAGCGTTGCGTAAAATTTACGCCGCTGGATAACCTTGTTGACCCTGCTCCATAGTGAGCGGGTGTTAAATAAAACGATCCAGCGCCCGTCAGGTGGGACTAGCCCTTTTTTCCGGGCCTGACGCTGCGGATTGCAGTGAACAAGAATTGGATGATGCTGTTGTCCTTTAGCTTGCTCATGCCGATCAGTTCAGATGCGGCGGCGACGACAACCCAGAAAGCAGGGTGGCTAAGGATTTCCTCGAAGTTCATGGGGTTCAAGACTTTGTTTAATACTAGCCTTTTGGTCCTTTGTGCTCTAAAAGTGAGATGCGGTTGCTGTGCTCGTTGAGAGTGGTGTATATTTCTTTACGATCCACTTTCATGTCTTGGTGTAATTCTTCTAGTTTGCCCGCAATGCTTTCAACAGCAGCGGTTAAACGAATAACTGCTTCGCGGGATTCATCCGTGCGGCGTGTAAACCCTGATACACTTAGCCCAGCTATACCAAGGGACGCGCCTAGGATTGCGGCGTAAATTTCAATCACGAATCCTAGCTTGATTACTTCAAGTCTAATGGGTCTTGTCTTCCAGACAGGATCGCCACTGCGCGTTTGTAAAATAGGCAGTCGGTCTTGTCGGCTTTTTCTAAAGCTTCCTTGATACGCTTCCAGTTTTCAAACGTGTGACGATCCAAGCCTAATCCCCCAGGTGGTTAGCCGAAAGCAAACAGTAGGTGAGAAAAACCCCGCCTACCCAGCTGGCAGCAATCAGGAAGCCCAAGGCACACCACCGGCCTTTGTTGGTACGTGCTGTTCATTTAGTTGAGATTGAAGTGCTTCTTCAACTTGTTCTGCTGATGCCAGTCCTTCCACATTATTAATCCGGTCCTTAACCCAGCTGATGACTAGCTCTTCAGTCAAATCGCTAAAAGGTATTAAAGTATCAGGGCGGTCAAACGCGACTGAACCGTACGCTCCACTGGTGTAGGTTCCGTCTGCGGCGGTAACCGTGTAATGAGCAGTGAAAACAAACCCGTCAGCTGTTTCGCGCTCCAGGTTATTAACGGCCCAATTAAACGTGGTTGAAGATTCAGCCATTGGTAGAAGATAGCTCCATAGCAGTGTACTAGAAAAGCCCCGCGTTACCACGGGGCGAATAACAGAGCAGCTGTTAGCTGATCAGGCTTGGCCTGCAGCAATTGCGTCTGTGAATGGCTGAAGATCTTCTGTAGTCCAATAGTCTTTTTCGACCATTAATTCAAGATGCTCAACGTTTCGCTTAACAGCGTCTTGCTCTTCGTCGTCAAGCGGTGGCGAGGCCATCAGCTCGTTGATCAAGTTAACGCTGTCCATAGCAGAAGAATAGCTTTGTGCAATTTCTTCAGCAGTTAAAAGGTCTGGGGCGGACATGGAAAGACTCCAAAAAGAAAGGTGATGTTCAAGCGCCCTTAAGGGCAGCTAGTTCAAATTTAAGCTCGTTGACCATAGTAGTCAACTCTTGAACCGCATTGACCAGTACAGGTACTAGGTGTTCGCCTTTGTACTTTAGGTTGTCAGCATCTTCGGTGTCAATAATCACGGGGTTGTCGCCTTCAAGAGCAAGAATATCTTGCGCTTTAAAACCGTAACGCACATTACCATGCGGTGTTTCAGTGTCACGATCCACCTTGAATTGGTAAGCAGTTGGCTTGAGTTGATTGACGAAGTCCAGACCATAAGGTACTGGAGCAAAGTTCATCTTATCCCGTGCGTCAGATGTAACGGTCCAAGCAACTTGGACGTAAGCATTGGTGATTCCTGTATGACCTAAAATAAGGCGATTGCTTTCTGTTGTTGGATTAAATACCGGACTATAACTTCCAGCATCGTTAAAAAAGCCTATGCCGATATTAGAGTCACCAGTGGTGGCGTCACGGAGAGTTTGACGCCCGATGGCCACGTTGTAATTACCACTGGTGTTGTTATAGAGAGCTCGGTATCCGTTAGCTATGTTGTAACTACCACTGGTGCTGTAATAAAGGGCTTCCCGTCCGACAGCTGAGTTGTTAGTACCACTAACGTTGGAGTAAAGAGTATTTCGTCCAATAACTGTGTTGTACCCACCAGTGGTGTTCTGACGCATAGCCCCTCGCCCAATGGCTACGTTGTTAGTTCCAGTGGTGTTAGATTCGAGAGCTTCCACCCCATAAGCTATGTTGTAAGAACCCGTGGTGTTGTAGCGCAGAGATTCTCTCCCGGTAGCTGTGTTATACACACCAGTGGTGTTGGAATAAAGAGATAGGTATCCAACAGCTATGTTGTTTTCACCAGTGGTGTTGCTATAAAGAGCTTCGCGCCCGACAGCTAGGTTTAGATTGCCACTAGTGTTGGAATAGAGAGCTTGGTATCCGCTAGCTAGGTTGTTATTACCGATGGTGTTGGAATAGAGAGCCCAGACTCCGTTAGCTACGTTTTGAATACCAGTGGTGTTGGCTCGGAGAGCTTGGTATCCGTTGGCTGTGTTGTTATTACCGCCAGTGTTGGAAAAGAGAGCTTCTCGTCCGGTAGCTGTGTTTTGAACACCAGTGGTGTTGGAATAGAGAGCGTTAAGTCCGGTAGCTACGTTTTGAATACCAGTGGTGTTGGAAAAGAGAGCTCGGTATCCGTTAGCTGTGTTGTTATAACCAGTGGTGTTGGAATAGAGAGCATCTCTTCCGTTAGCTGTGTTGTTATAACCAGTAGTGTTGTTATAGAGAGCTTCTCGTCCGTTAGCTGTGTTGTCAATACCAGTGGTGTTGATATAGAGAGCTCGGTATCCGTTAGCTGTGTTGTAACTACCACTGGTGTTGGAATAGAGAGCTTGTATTCCGTTAGCTGTGTTGTAATTACCGTCGGTGTTTGAAAAAAGAGCTCGGTATCCGGTAGCTGTGTTTTCACCACCAGTGGTGTTGGAATAGAGAGCTTGGTATCCGCTGGCTACGTTGGAACCAGCAGTGGTGTTGGAATAGAGAGCTTGGTATCCGCTGGCTACGTTGGAACCACCAGTGGTGTTGGAATAGAGAGCTTGGAATCCGCTCGCTGTGTTGGAATTACCAGTAGTGTTATTGCGGAGAGCGTCTGTTGCGGTAGCTGTGTTGGAACCACCAGTGGTGTTGGAATAGAGAGCGGATCGTCCGTTAGCTGTGTTGTTATTACCAATGGTGTTGGAATAGAAAGCTTGGTATCCGTTAGCTGTGTTGTTAACACCAGTAGTGTTACTGCGGAGAGTGTCTGTTCCGGTAGCTGTGTTGTAATTACCAGTGGTGTTGGAATATAGAGCGGCTCGTCCGGTAGCTACGTTGCTAGTACCAGTGGTGTTGAAATAGAGAGCTTCTTGTCCGGTAGCTACGTTGCTATTACCAGTGATGTTGTAATAGAGAGCTTGCAATCCGTTAGCTGTGTTGTTAGTACCAGTAGTGTTACTGCGGAGAGCTCGGTATCCGATAGCTGTGTTGTTACCAGCAGTGGTGTTGGAAAAGAGAGCTAGGTATCCGATAGCTGTGTTGTTATTACCAGTGGTGTTGGCATGCAGAGCTTGCAATCCGGTAGCTGTGTTGTTAGTACCAGTAGTGTTATTGCGGAGAGCTTGCAATCCGTTCGCTGTGTTGGCACCACCAGTGGTGTTGGAAAAGAGAGCTAGGTGTCCGGTAGCTGTGTTGTTAATACCAGTGGTGTTGGAATAGAGAGCTTGGAATCCGTTAGTTACGTTTTTATAACCAGTGGTGTTGGAATAGAGAGCGTTGTATCCGATAGCTGTGTTTTGAATACCAGTGGTGTTGAAATAGAGAGCTAGGTATCCGATAGCTGTGTTTTGATCACCAGTGGTGTTGGAATAGAGAGCTTGGTATCCGTTGGCTGTGTTGTTAATGCCAGTGGTGTTGGAATATAGAGCTCGGTATCCGTTAGCTACGTTGCTACTAGCAGTAGTGTTGTTATAGAGAGCTCGGTATCCGGTAGCTGTGTTTTGAATACCAGTGGTGTTGGAATAGAGAGCTTGGAATCCGGTAGCTAAGTTGTCATTACCGGTGGTGTTGGAATAGAGAGCATCTTTTCCGTTAGCTGTGTTGCTATTAGCAGTAGTGTTGTTATAGAGAGCATTTTTTCCGGTAGCTGTATTGTTAGTACCAGTGGTGTTGGAATATAGAGCTCCGTATCCGTTAGCTACGTTGCTATTACCAGTGGTGTTGGAATATAGAGCTTCGTATCCGTTAGCTACGTTGTTACTACCAGTAGTGTTGGCACGGAGAGCGTCTCCTCCGTTAGCTACGTTACTATCACCATCGGTGTTGAAATAAAGAGCTCGGTATCCGTTAGCTGTGTTGTACTCACCAGTGGTGTTGTTATTGAGAGCTAGGTATCCGGTAGCTGCGTTGTTGTTTCCAGTGGTGTTGGAAATGAGAGCTTCGTACCCATAAGCTGTGTTGTTAAGACCTTCGGTGTTGTAACGCAGAGCTCGGTATCCAGTAGCTGTGTTGTAATTACCAATGGTGTTGGCTTCCAGAGCTAGCTGTCCAATAGCTGTGTTTTGAGCGCCAGTAGTGTTGGAATAGAGAGCCGCTCGTCCAATACCTGTGTTGCCAGTACCAGTAGTGGTGGAATATAGAGCTTCATACCCAATAGCTGTATTACTACCACCAGTGGTGTTGGAATATAGAGCGAAGTATCCGTTAGCTGTGTTATGCGTACCAGTGGTGTTGGAATAGAGAGCTGCGTATCCAGTAGCTACGTTGCTAGTACCAGTGGTGTTGGAATAGAGAGCTCGGTATCCGGTAGCTGTGCTGTTACTACCAGTGGTGTTGGAATAGAGAGCTTCTCGTCCGTTAGCTGTGTTGTTATCACCGTCGGTGTTGGAATATAGAGCTTGGTATCCGTCAGCTGTGTTGCCAATACCAGTGGTGTTGCCATTGAGAGCTTGTCGTCCGGTAGCTGTGTTGTTACTACCGCTGATGTTGGAAAAGAGAGCTCGGTATCCGTTAGCTACGTTGCTATTACCAGTGGTGTTGGCACTGAGAGCTTGTCGTCCGTTAGCTGTGTTGAAATCACCAGTGGTGTTGGAAAAGAGAGCTCGGTATCCGTAGGCTGTGTTGCTACTACCAGTGGTGTTGGAATAGAGAGCTTGATAACCAACCGCCGTATTTGTGGAAACGCTGCTGTTGCCAAGGCCAACAGTTAGCGTGTTGAGTAATACGTCTGCGGGAACATCCAATTTCGCCTGCGGACTACTCGTCCCGATGCCCACGTTGCCAGCGGAGTCGATGCGCATGGCCTCGCTGCCATCGACCGTAAACTGCATGATTGTAAGTGGGACCGAAGTATTAGCAAAATCAGCCGCAATGTTGAAAATAGATACTGTTCCGCTTTCGTTGTATGTTAATGAACCGTATCCACCAGCGGTGTCAGAAATGCGTAGCTCTGTATTTGCGCTGCCTTTTATTTCTAAATTTGCCCCAGGACTACTCGTCCCGATGCCGACGTCGCCATCTGCAGCAACAAACAACCTTCCTGTGCCTGCTGTAGACAAGGCGATCTGATTAACACCGGGCGAATAAAGTCCTGTATCAGTGTCGCCCGTAAAAGTAATTGTTGGCGCAGCAGCCGAACCTAATGGGTGGTTAGCAGTGCTATCAAACGTTGCCGTACTTGTAACGTCAAGTGATCCAGGGATGTCTACATTGCTGGTCCACTCAACGTCATTTCCTGCAGCGTTGGTATGCAAAAGCTGGTAAGCCGCTCCATCCTGCAACTTGCTGACAGGCAGTTCGTCTGCAACGACACCAATCCAAGCGCTACCGTTCCAAACCTTTAATTGTGCTGGAGTAAGACTCGTATCAAGCCACTGCTCACCCTTGGAATTTCCGGTGCTACCGCCAACGGCAGGGGTTGAATTTGGCGCTGTCGTTCCAACGTGGACTGGGCCTACTTTTACAATGCCCGTACCAGCGGAATCTTTGAAAAATACGCCGGGGCTTGCAATGTTGGTGTTAATAGCAACTTGGCCATCAGCCAGGCTTGTGGTAGGGCGCTTGCTGTCAACGTTGCTGCGGATGTGCTTGTATGTGGCCATGCCTTAACTCCCTGCCGGACGGCGTTACTAGACCATTCTAGTATTCGCCTTCATCAATCTCCACATCGTATTCAGCAATAATTTGAGTCAAAGTTTTGTACTGCACGTAGTAGTCGGCATTACTTACTTTGACCAGCAGTTCGCCAATCTTGCCGCCATGCGGGAGATTTTCACCGTTATAGGTAAAGTTTGCCATTAATAAGAGCCTTCATCAACGACTCCTACGGCCATTGCACCTGTGGTGTTATCGACAGTTACCTCAGTGCTTTCAAGAACAATTCCTTTAACTGCAAGTGTTGCGATTTGAGTCCGACCCCACAACGCATCGATGGCGGCTCCAGCATCTGAGACACCAGAAAACGGCGGTGTTAAACCTGTGCCGTCGTACGTAACGCTACTTGCGTCAATAACGCTAATTCCCGCACCAACAAGGTTGACGTGTGTCCAAGTCGTTCCAGATCCCGGACTTAATATCCAATCGCCTACATCAAGCGCGATGGCAGGCGCTGGTGATGTACCCGTTCCAGCAGTGGTAACAAGCAGGTAAAGACCCGAACTTGCAGCCGTTGGTGCGGCTAATGCAGACCCAACAGTTAGGCCAGCTTCTGCGCCGTAGTTATTTAAACTTGCAACTGTGTTTGTATTGGCGTTATACGTTCCACCAAAGCGCAGGTTTGCTTGCGCCCCAAATTCATTATTCAGTGGCAGGTAATAGCCTTCCGGTGGATCGACTTGACCAACCCATACATAAGCAGTTCGGTCTGTTGGGTTAACCCAAAGTTGACCTGCAAACTCTGGCGTCGGTTGGGTACTGCTAATTTTTGCAATGCCGTAATCAGCAAGCTGTGATGCTGTAACGCTGTTTGCGGCAAGAAATCCTGACCCAAAAGTTCCGGTTGTAATCTTGGCGGCATCAAGACTTGGTATATCAGTTGCTTCAAGCAGGTGGGTTGCAGTTATGTGCCCTTGGGTATCAAAGTCCACCTTCACGGCAGTGCCTGCCAGCACATTGTTGGTGTGGTTGAACGCACCAGAGCCGTCAACGCTTAGGCCGGATCCAGGTCTTGCCGCGCCCTGAGTGGTGGCCGTAGCTGTCGGAATGTCCCCAGACGCAATGGCCCTGCCGCTAGTAACTAAACCATTAGTGTCATACTGAACAATATGGTTGTTAACGTTCTCTTCTACAATAGTGTTGTCAATAGTCAGAGTGTCGCCACTCATAACCAGACCGTTGCCGTTAATAATTACGCCACCCTTGGATAGGGTGGTTGGAGTCGGTAGATCCGCTCCATCAAGTGCGCGGTAACTGACGGCACCAGCGGCACCGGTAGGACCGGCTAAAAATTGAGCTGCCCCACTGGTGTTGTCCAGTGTCGTGATAATTGTTGCTTCATCACCCACCGTTGTAACAACAATATCAACAATTCCAGAAGTACCGCCTACAACGCTGTTGATGCTTCCGGCTGCTTTGATCGAAGTCCACTCAGCGCCGGACCAGGAATAAACCTTGTTGGTACTTGTTACAAGCGCAAGCTGCCCAGTAAAAGCGCCTGATGCCGGAAGGCTTGTAACAGAAGCAACAGTTGATTGATTAGCAAGCTTGGCAGCTGTTACTGCATCATCTGCTATCTGGCTTGTCGAAACTTGGTTGACAGTTGCAACAGACCCCAGACCCAGCGTGGTGCGTTGATCGGCAACTGTTGCGTCATCAAGCAGCGCTCGGCCTACTGGCGTACATGTAATTTCCTGTGTTACGCCGCTAGTACCGTCACGCCCCAGCAAAGAATCTGCTGATACGTTTTGGATTTTTGCGAATGCAACTGCAGCGTCTGCAATTTGGGCTTCTAAGACCGCGTTTGGCGCAATTTTTGCACTTGTGACATTGTTGTCAGTAATTTTGCTAGTTGTTACCGCACCATCATTGATCTTGGTAGTTGTTACTGCGTTGTCAGCAATTTTTGTACCGGTTACCGCGTCAGCTGCTAGCTTTGAATCTGTGACTGAAGTATCAGTTAATTTAGCGCCTGGGACAGACGCATCAGCAAGGTTTAGCTTTTCATAGCTAATTGTTGTGTCTGCAATTTTTGCATCAGTTACAGCAAGCTCCCCAATTTTTGTAGTGGTTACTGCTTGAGTTGCAAGCTTTTGTTCTGTAACAGCGCTATCAACAATTGAAGCGGTATTAACAGCATTGTCAGCAAGCTCGTCTGCCCCAACTGCATTAGCAGCAATTTGAGCAGCTGTGATGGCGTCTGCGCCAATTTTTGCAGCGGAGATTGCACCGTCAGCAATCTTGACAGTTGTTACTGCGTTGTCAGCAATTTTTTCGGTGGTTACCGCATCAGTCGCTAGCTCTGAATCTGTGACTGAAGTATTGGCTAGTTTGGCACCTGGAATAGATGCGTCAGCAAGGTTTAGCTTGGTGTCCGCAATTGTTGCGTTTGCAATTTTATCGTTTGTTACCTGCAGATTTCCAAGCTTTGCAGTTGTTATTGATCCGTCTGCAATCTTTGCTGTTGTTACAGCGGCGTTAACAATGGCAGCAGTATCTACAGCGTCATCAGCTAGTTCAGACACTCCAACTGCATCAGCTGCAATAGCGTCTGCTGTAACTGAGTCAGTAGCGAGCTTCGCAGTCGTTACAGCATCATCAGCAATCTCTGTTGTGGTTACAGCAGAAGCAGCTAACTCTGAAGTACCTACTGCGCCTTCTGCAATTTCTGTTGCTGTAACTGAATCTCCTACTAGCTTTGCACCTGGAATAGATGCGTCAGCAAGGTTTAATTTTCCATAGCTAATTGTTGTGTTTGCAATTTTTGCATCAGTTACAGCGAGATCGTCAATTTTTGCAGTGGTTACTGCTTCAGCTCCAAGCTTTGCTGTCGTGACAGCGCTGTCGGCAATTGAAGCGGTATCAACAGCATTGTTAGCAAGCTCGTCTGCTCCAATTGCATCAGTAGCAATTTGAGCAGCTGTAATGGTATCTGTGGCAATTTTTGCAGCTGAAATTGCGCCGTCAACAATCTTGACAGTTGTTACTGCGTCGTCAGCAATTTTTGCGGTGGTTACCGCATTAGTGGCTAGCTGTGAATCTGTGACTGAAGTATTGGTTAGTTTGGCACCTGGAACAGACGCATCGGCAAGGTTTAATTTTCCATAGCTAATTGTTGTGTTTGCAATTTTTGCATCAGTTACAGCGAGATCGTCAATTTTTGCAGTTGTTACTGCTTCGGCTGCAATCTTTGCTGTTGTTACAGCGCCATCAACAATGGCAGCTGTGTCAACAGCATTGTCAGCAAGCTCAGATGCGCCAACAGCGTCAGCAGCAATTTGAGTAGCTGTAATGGTATCTGTGGCAATTTTTGCAGCTGAAACTGCACCGTCGATAATCTTGGCAGTTGTTACTGCGTCATCGGCAATAGCAGCTGTACCAAGCGCTGTAACCTTGGCTGTTGTTACCGCACCATCAGCCAGCTTTCCAGTTGTAATCTGCAGATCGCCGATGCCAGCGGTCGGCATGATGACCTGTTGATAGGCCGTCCCGTTGTAAAACTGGAGGTTGCCAGTAGTGGTGTTGAAGTAGCCGCGACCGCCAAAGTTGTCAACGGTTGGCGCGATACTGTCAGCGGCAGCGCTGCTGTTTGCCGCTAGCTTTGCTGCCGTAACTGCGTCATCAGCAAAAGCTATCGTTCCAAGCTTTGTTGTGCTGCTCTGATCCAGCTTGTCAAGATCGATGCTGCCTGCATCGATAAGATCCAAGCCCGCGTCTACAAGATCCTTGCTGGTTACTTTTTTGGTTTCGCTAGCGGAGATGTCCGCAATCGGCAAAACGTCTGTAGCGGAAACGCCAGCTTTTGACAGCGCATTTAACTCGGTTATTCGCTGGTCAGCCACCGTTACACTCGCTACGGGAATATGCCTTTATTTTAGTCCTCTATCCCTTTAAGCAAGTAGTCAAGCGATTGTTCCAACTGGATGCGGTCATCGTCTTCTTGGAGAACGTAGCCACTAGGTTCGCCGACTAGTAGCCGAATATCGCCGTCAGTAACAAAATCAATTGTGCATTCAACTGCGTCTTGGGCAGTGACATTAACTCCTGTTCTTGTGATAACAGCGTCAAACTCGTAATAAACTGAAGTCAAACTGCTGTCTAAAGTCTTATCTGTGATGTAAAGAGCTAGTTTAGCTTGGCTGCCGATGTCAACCCTTTGGATCAGTTGCAGCATCAAAAGAGAAGCTTCTTCAATGCCGGTCGTCTTGTAATCAAATAAGCAGTCGATAGTACCACTACCGCTAAGTAAACCGGCACTATACTGTTTACGAAATTTATCGTTAAGCCCCGTTATATCAATTGCTTCTCTGTCTGTGTTTAAAGTGTAGCTAGTTACGTTACCGAGAACGTTATACCGAATATCAGCAATTGAGTAATCAATTGCAATGGGGCTTCCCGCAAAAGAGGCAACTGTAAGTTCTGCAGAACGATTATTATTAATTGCGTCTTCATAAAAACGAAAAAAGCGCAAACCGCCTGCAGGGTTTACGTTGATGAACGCTGAAAGCTCATCTTCTACTGTATTACTGCCCCATGCGGATGGCGCAAAGCACACCAAACCGCGTGAATCAGTTGTAGAAATAGCCAGTCGATCGCCAGTTAATAAATTCTCTATCGCAGACGCAAAACTTAGCCGGTTTAATACGGTGTTTACATCGTCCAAGGAAATTGTATCCGTGGACGCGCCGTAATTGTCGCTTGGACCACGACGCAGCTTTACGTGCCCCGTTCCACCTAAAAAAACCGCCACGCTATTAAGGGTTGATTACTTGGATAAAATCGCCGTCCATCGTAAATTGAATTGGAACGACACTTAGCTCTCCGGTGCTTACGCTGACCTGGGCGCCTGTTATGTATGCATCGAATACAATGTCGTCTTTACTACTGCCGCCAACATTTAGCTCTAATCGGACGCGATCGTTTGTATTGATTGCGCCTCCTTGCATGATCTTGCCCAGCAAGTCTGTGAATTGCCTAAATGTTGCGCTTTCCCCGCTTTCCAACCTGTAATACATCAGCGTAGCGCTGCCAGTCGCGCCCTTCACGCCTGGGGTAAAGCTGTTTACGGTGCTTTCGATCGTGTTTGTGCTAAGAAGCTCCAGTGTCGTGTCAAACGACCAGTCGCGGATTTTGGCAATTCTTTTACTAGCGTAAACTAAGCTACCACTGCGGCCCGTGTAGAAGCCCATCGTCCGTGCCTAAAAACATGTTCTTATTCTAAGCCACCGCCATCAGTATTACCTGAACATTGCTTAAGCCGTTATACACCGACTGTACATTGGGTTCCGAATCGTAGCGCCAACGAGTCCCAGGCGGCGCGTTAATGCTGGAAGTAGCCCCGTTCCATCCTGCCCAAACATTACTTGCGGTAGGCAAAGAAAACTTTTGAAGGGTTCCGTTGCGTGCTGCGTAATCGTCTAAAAAAAGTTGCGCGTCAGAATCTTTGATGTTTTGGTATGTAAGGCTTAGTTTTGCGTTCACACGGCGAGTGCCGTACAAAATGCGCACTTCAGCGCCTGACTGTGCGTTGAACCGTTTAATCGGCCAATCGCCTGCATTAAATTCGCGGCTTGCTGGTTTTAGGTTGGGAAACGCCATTACTCCAGCACACGGAAATTGCTTTCGGTGAGCACGTCTTTTGCCACAATGCTAGCTCCGCTGGAATCGACGGGTACTTCTACAGCAGCAATGTTTACTAATCCGTCGTCGTCAAGAGTAAGCTGCTCGACTTGGTAAAGGCCCTGATTGCTTTGTGTGCTCAACAGAGTAAACAACGTTCCATACAGGCTGGAAGTTGTGACTCTGTTATTTGAAATTGTTACTTTTTGCTCTTTTACGTCGCTAGTTGCTGGGTAGTACACAAGCGCGTCATACGTGCCGTTACTGACGGTATTTACCGTGATTAGCTCCCCAGCGTCTGTAATTGCTCCGTTATTGGCGGCGCTGTAAGAAGTGGATGACGTGAGGACACGGATGTAAGAACCAGGCTGGATGGCCAACACATCAGGAACGGTCTTAAAACTTACGGTATGAGTAACTCTGCGTCTAATGCTTAGCAAGAAACGCGCTATTTTTAACGCCTGAGCTTCGTTAGTGCAGAAATTCGTTAAATCAAACGTTTGCTGTGTTAACGAGCCACGGTTTGAATTAGCTAAGTCCGCCCAATCCACAAGTGCTGATGCCTGTGTTGGTAGGTCGTTGCTAACAGTAACGCGCCAGGTAACGAGTGCTCGGAAGTTTACCCGCTGTGATGCCTCGACGTATTGAACTTGCAAGCTGTCCTCAATAATGTTACCGGACGTAAAAATTTGCTCTGGGTTTATTGGGCTTGTAGAAATCTTGTAGTTGCTGTCATAAGGCAACGCGGGCATCAAGCCAAAACGACCATTTTTTATGGTGAAGTTACACAAGTGCAGTGAAGCGTTGTCGTAAATAAACGAACGTATGCTTTCGCTGTCTTCAAGCACTCCATCATAAAAAAGGTAGTTGGCACGTTGATACCGTGCTGAAAGCTCTAAAGAGCTGGTGTCAATTAGTTCAGAGGGTACGATGTTGCCTAAACCTTGACCTTTGTCGGTTAATAAGTAGTAAATAAGATCCGCAAGCAAATTGCTTGGGCCGTAATTTTTTTGAATTAAACGATAAACGTTAATTCCTCTATCCACCCAAGCGCGAAGCTGCCCTACGCCATTCAACTGGCCGTTTGATTTAATAGCAAGCCCCATTGTGGACATGCTGTAGTATTCAGCACTAGCACCGTTATCGGTGTTGTTAGCTAAGCTTTCATTTACATATACGATTTCATGCTCGGGGCCGCTTTCGTTTGACTTGCTAAGTTCAAGAAAATGACTTGTGTCAGCCACTCTTGAGTTGTATTCAAATATTCGTTCACCTGTAGTTACCGGGGGTTCTGTTGTTGTGTCTTCTTCAACACTATCGATTCTAAATGTAATGTCAAAATAGTTATAACGTTGTCTTTTCAAATTGTCCGTGTAATTTGATATGGCATTGTTTAAAGTAATTCTGAGCGTAAATTGTTCCCCTACGCTCCAGTTGCCTGTAGATTCTTGTACAAAAACTCTTGGGTACTTAACCCAAGCCCATACACTACCGCCGTTTGCGTTTATGTATTGCTGGCTAATTTGACCTTGGCCTCCGTAAACATCAGAAAACCCTTCCCAGCCAATCTTAATAGTTCTACCGCCATCCACGTATGTGGTGTATGCTGTCCTTCTTTGATATATGTAATTTTTAGCTAAACCTAGTACTTGAGTCATCCAAGAATGGTCTTCTAAGTATACTAAATTAGGGCTTGCTGAGCTCGCAACTCTACGAATAGCTGTGGGTCGGTAAACAGTTGTAGTGTCGCCGCCTGTTGTAGTTGGGTCAACAATTAATTCAGGATTAATTTTAATTGTTTTTATTTTAGTGCGCCTGCCTGTGGTCGTAACTCGAAATATTCCATGGCTAGGTGTACCAAAATCTTCACCAATTAAACTCCCGCCAACTGCATCAAGTTCCGTGGTGTTATTTGTGTCAATACTTTGAATAGCAACGTCAGATCCCGTGCGCGGAACAAAACGGTACTCGTAGTACCCAGGTGTTTGTGGTTTAATTCGGATGTAATTGTACATATTAACGGGCGCGTTTCCTGTAATAGAAAAAAGTCTTCCAATCCGCTCCCAAGTTCCATTACGTCTGCCGTCAGCTTCGGCAACTTTGCGCACATAAATTGAAAAACAAGAAGTGCGCTCAAAATATTTATCCATTTTGGGCGTCGTAAGTGAAATATTATCTTCGTCAAATTTGTTTAATTCGCTAGGTGATGGAAGAGCGTTAAAATTACAAAGACCGCTTGCTTTGTTCCAAACTTGGCTGCGAATACCAAACTCAACGCATTCAGCGTCACGTCTTACAGGACGAATCGTTGAGAAGTTATATCTGCATATATTGTAAAAACCAGCGCCGCAATGTTTAGTTTCATTGTACCCACTAACAGGCCCTTCGTAACCGCCTAGCACTTCGCGCACTGCGCGTTTGCCAGGTATCCCCATTGAACTCCTGGCATTTGAAGTTAGGACTGCTGTGCATTCAAAAACAATATACTGCGCCGCTGTCCCAGGTCTCCATGTTTGTGGGTCGCGGGATTTTACAACCCAAACTGAATCAAGAATAATCCATTTTGATCCAACAACTAGTAAGTCAGAGGCACGGCTACGCCAAGAATCGGCTGAATTTTCTAAGTCCTTTAAATTAACACTCGTACTTTTAAACCCGCCGTTGTTTGGGCCTCTATTTTCAAGTTCACTCCAATCCGCGCCGTATATTTCGTATTCAAGTACGTCGCCAACTTTAACGTTTTGAACAATTGTTTTGTCATTAAAAATAGTGTTGTTATACCGTATAAAACCCATACGGCGAGAGTACGCACGCCCCACGCCGGGCATACCGCGTTCTGCGTTATTGTTGTGCAAAACGTCAGCTTCACTGCCCGCAATCTTGCGGCGCTTGGCTTGCATTTCACGCCGAGCATCCGCCTTCCTAGCACCGCCGTCGCCGCCTTCATGTAACGTTGAGTCGTAAGGAGACGAAATAATTTCCCAATTAAATCTAAAAGCCGTTCCGTTATGGATTGGAGTTGACGTACCAAACACCGTGCTTGACTGCGGTGTGTACGTCATTGAAAATGCGTCGGATTCCATACCGGCAGCATCAGGAGCCTTGAAAACATTGCGCCCTGATGTGCCTGAATCTAAACTGCCTTCAGTTCCTGCAATTAAATTTCCTGAACTTAACCTATTGTTTGCTGCTTTAGACGACCAGTAAAGCGCGTAGTCCTTACCGCCAAGACTGTCCAAAGGCAGTGTTCCAATACGGACACCAGACACATTTGGTGCGTTTACACCGTATTGACCAGCAACATAAATACCTTCAAAAGCTTGGTATGTGCCGTATGAATACAAACGGCTCCACACCAAAGCAGGGGCCAAAATTAAACCGCCTGTGTAGGCGCTGTCTTCCCCGCGACTTCTGTTACCAAACGGAATCGGAATTGGTTGGCCGTATTCAGCAAGTGCGCTGACATTATCAAAACTTGTGGTTTGGTTGAAACGTGTAGGCCCAATCTGGTCCGCAAGCTTCCGGCTTCCAATTTTTGTTTGCTCTGCCGTTTGGGCGGTTTGCGCTTTAGGTGCTAGCAGCACACTGACGGCAGTAGAAATTAAGCCGACGACGAGGCTTACAACAATTGGCGTAATAACTGGGTCGTTAACAACATCCGGGACATGCTCATAGCCTGCCGGGCGTGTCCGTGCGACTAATTCTGCGTGGCGTATAAATTCGCGGTATTCCTCTTTACTGCAACCAAGCGCTTCAATTAACGCGATTTCATACGGTAACAGCGGCGGATTGTATGGACGTACACCGGTTTCCAGTCCACCGCTTGCAGAGTCTGATTGATGTATAGAATGCCGTTCTGCCATAAAACCCCAAAAGCCAGTGGATTGGCTATCAGCACAGTAATATCACCATCGTAGACCGGATCAGCTATTCGGTCGCAGTATCTGACTATTTCTGCCATTACCTCGCGCGTCGTCATTCCATACCACTCAGGGTTGACTGGTGGTGGATTCATCTTCATTGACGTAAGCGCGTCAATCACAAGATGAATGCAGTCTTTTGTGCCGTAGTCGTACTTACGACCTATTAAATGCTCACACACGGACTTGCGATGTAAAGGGGATGCTGCCGACCTGCCAGCGATGCAATCGACGCCCTGGAACGTTACTTTGAATCGCGTCTAAAACTGAGTTCAGGTTGACTTGAATTGTGGTTTCGTTCCAGCCCCCGTTAGAGCAACTACCATAATACGTGTAAAGGTTGCGCTGAACAGCCCCGGTTGATGGTGTCCACAAAACTGTGGTTACCTTGGCAACCCATAATTCGTCAAATGCCTGTTTTACCCAGTTGCGGGTTATATCGGTGTTAGCAAACTGCAAGTTCGCATCAAGGTTGTCTCCCTGCAAAGTAGCGACCGCGCCACCAAATCCAAAGGGTAAAAATCTGTACCCGTTAACGGCTCGGTTTAAAGCGTAGTTCTGGAAGCGGTAGGAAGTCCTGCCGCTAGGCCCAATATCTAATAAATGGCCGTAAGCAAATTCCATCAGAATCCAACACTCCTACGGGTACTAGCGCTGTTTTTTAAAGTGCGCATGGCGCGTTGCTCGCCTTGAACTGCACCTTGTTTTGCTGCTTGTGCCATGCCCTGCTGGAACTCACTGGCCGTAACGTAATCAACGTTATTAATGCGTTCCACGGAATAGCGTACGTCAATTACACCAGCTCTTGGGTTGCGTGCCATCGCGCTGCGAGTTGCAGCCGAACGATCCATTTCTGAACGCAGATTTTCGTTGGAAATAATGCGGCCTTGGCTGGACGGGATCATCAGCTCTGGGCCGCGTTCGCCCACGATGTAAGGCTGGTTTGCGTTTACTGGGCCTCCGGTAGCGCGACCTGTAAGCGCTTTACCTATATTAAACGCACCACCGCCACCGCCACCGCCACCGCCAATACCGCCACCTAAGGCTCCAAGTAGCGACATTATTGCCTTCTGGGCAAGCATTTGCGTGGCCATGTCGATAAAGGCTTTACCGATATTCGCGAACATGTCGCTGAATGCTTCTTGGACCGAACCAGTGCCCGTAATAATTGATTGGAAAGCAGACGACAATGCAGTAGCGGCTTCGTCTGCGATAAAGCCGTACTTCTCTAATGCTTGGTTCTGGCGCAATTCCGCCTGCTCTACTTGATCTAAAACCGGTAAAAGCTCTTCAAGTTTTCGTCTGCGCTTTTCTAAACCTTTTATGTTGTCCGCAATAGTTTCATTTGTGGGGTCTGCTTTTAGCTGGTTGTTTAAAATATTTACTTGAGTATCTATGTCTCTGTATGCGTCTTTTGTTCGACGAAGCTGTTCGATTCTAAGATTTAACATGTCTGAATCGTCGCCTCCAAATGGCGAAGCAATTCTGCGTTCCACGTCCGCAATATTGCGTTTAAAGCCCCGCTCAATATCGGCAGTTTCTTCTGCTTGCTGTAAGGCGTTAATTTCTTTTTGTACTCTAAGTTGCTCTTTTTGCTGTCGCACTTGTTCTAGTTGAGTAAAGTATGTGCGTTCAATAGTGTCGTATTGCGTGTTATACGTGTTAAACAAATGTTCTGCTTCTTTTTGGGATTTTGCCTGTGAAGCTTGCTGCTGGTATTGAATATCTAATAGCCGAGTTTTGAGGCGAACTTCGTATTCAAGAGCCTTTTCGCTTTCCTCTAAAAACGCTTTTTCTCCTTTAAATACACGGGTACTTTCTAACCCAGCCCTGCTACCCGCAATTAAAGCTTGTATACTTCCTACTTTAGCCGAACTAATACCTCTGGTTCGTGCTTCTAATTCACGCTGAACTCTTCTTGCTTGTGCAGCTGCCGCACGTTTTGCAGCTTGGTTTTCGCGTTCTAGCTGCTTTATTTGGTCTTCTTTAGCTTTAGTTATAGCGTTTTCTAGTTGTAACTTTGAACGAGTAGTTTTTAAATTTAATTCTTCAAATTTAAGCTGTGCTTGAGCAGATGTTATCTGCTTTTGATCCTCTTGGTTAATAATAACCTGTGCTTCTTCTGAGGCTTTTAAGAGTATTAAATCCTTTTCACTTTTTTGTACTCTTGCATCTAAAAGATTGCCTCTTGCTTGCTCAATAATAAGCTCTTGTTCAGCAATTTGAAGGCCAATACGGCTACCTGATGCAGACTGTAGTTGAGCATCTGCAGCTTTTTGCACAGCTGCCTCTTTTTGTCGCACAACATCAGCTATTTTTTGCTCAAGCTCAAATTCGCTAATCTTACGTCGTAAGAATTCGTCTTGAGCTCTCTTTATAGCTGGGTCATCTTTAAATTCATCAACCCCACGTTTTACAAGTCGTGTAGTTTCAACTCTCTGTGCAATTGCCCCTGTAATTTGGCTTAAAAACGGTGCAATAGATGCAGATAAATCTGTAAAAGCTTTACTAAGCTGATTTGACAAGTTAGTGTTTGCGTCTCCATACTCCTTTAAAGCCTGCACACCGTCTTGGCCCACAATTACAGCTAGCTGTTGAGACGCCAGCTGTAAAGCTTTTTCAGACCCAACAAAGGATTCCAACGATTTAATTAGCTTTCCATTCTCTGTACCAGCGAGTCCGGCGGCATCTGCTAAAGCACCAATGTCTGCAGTTAGCGGGTTTAAAGCTTTGCCAAGGTCTCCGGCTTTAGCAATTAAGGTATCAACTGCCGTTCCAACCGCAGTACCTACTAGCGACAGTCCAAAGCCAAATTGACCTCCTGCAAGTCCGCCTAACGCGCCGCCAGCAGCACCGCCTACTGCGGCACCGGCTCCTTGGCCAAAAAGTAGTGGGAACGCGCCGCCAATAATTGCGTTGCTTGCGGCGCCCTGTAATCTCTTGTTTCGAGCTGTGCGCTGTTTAGCGGCAGGACTGCCTGGGATGCCTACTGCTCCGCCAATCGGGCTGGTCTGGCCCCGCAGAGTGCCCCTTTCTCTTAAACGTCGATCAAAATTTTCAAGTTGTTTTTTATTAAATTTTTCTGTTAAGGTATTTATTTCATTTCTTTTGCTTTTTTCTACGTCAAGCCGTTTTAATAATCTATCAAACTCGGCGTTGTCCGCCTCTACACGCTGTCGTATTAGACTGTTTTCAAATTGTTTTTCAATATTAAACAGTTTGGTTTGAAATGCTTTTTGTGCTGCAAATTCTTTTTGGTTAGCTTGGCTTTTTAGTGCAGCCTCCCTTGCAAGCTGTTCTGCGCGTCCAGTGCGCTCTTGAGGAGAAATAGGCCCAATAGGACTTAGGTACTGGGTGGTACGTGCTGATCTAGCCGGTAAAGCAGAAGATAAAGCTGTACTAGAAGCTGCACCTGGCCCTATAGGGCCTGGGTACTGCGAACCGCCCCTAAAGGCACCGCGCAAATAGCCGCCTGACATTGTGGTGGCAGCGCCTCGCTGTGTGGGGGCAGCCGCTGCGGCGTTATACGCCTTTAATGCTGCTGTGGCTGCTGTACGATTTGCAATTTCTTGCTCAATAAGTTTGTTCTGTCTTTCTCTAGCTGCGTTGGCATTACCTAAGGCAGTAACGTAGTTGTTTACTGCTTTAGTTTCCTGTGGAGTGGCTGCCGCTACTTTACTTAAAGCTTTTTCAGCTAAAAATAACTGCCGTGAGTAGTTTTGTATACTTTGAGCTAAACCACCGAAAGTAGTCGATTGTTTTTTATTAATTTCATCAATTTTAAAATTAGTTCCCTCAAGCCTCTTTTGAAGCTTGGTAAGTGCTTCTACGCCCTTTACGCCTATTTCAATTTCAGCTCTGTATGCCACGACCCACAGCTGTTACGTCACTTCCCATTCTAGACGCGAAAAAGCCTACCTCCTACGGCGGGCTTTTTCCATTTGTTTTTCTTGCTCTTCATTGATGATCTGGAAATAAGCGCTCCAACCCAGCAGTTCTTCCGGGGTCATCGTGGTGCGGACTTCAGTCAAGCTCATGCCAAGCTCTTTAGCAACGCCAAATTGCAGCATGAGCCAGTTGTCTTTGCGAAGTTCCGCAACTAGGATTTTGGGTCCATTGGCTCTTCGTCTTCGTCGCTAAGAATGGCCAGCATCAAAGACTGCAGATCGCTATCCTTGACTTCGTTTTTTAAAATATCAATTTCACCAGCAGAGAACAGCCTGGCGCCGTTTTGGTCTTGCGCTTTTGCAACCAGCAGCTGCAATGCAAATGCTCCAGCGTCGTCAGACTTAGCTTGCTTTTGGGCGCGTTCGCGCTCAGCCATAGTTAACGGGCTAATCCACATTTCAAATGTGGTGCCGTCAGACAGTTTGACCTTACGCTTACTCGGCTGAAGATTTGCTGCTTTACGCAGCCGGTCGATAGCGCGAGTAGATCCAGCGGGCATGATTTGTGCTTGACTATAAATTAACTATAGCGTAGCGCAATAAAAAACCCCGGCAAAACCGGGGCTATGTGTTTACTTAAGTAGCACTTTATCAGGTCTGGCTGAAGTCGAAGCTTGGGGTGCCGGATGGACGGAAGCTTACGCTTACAGATTGTGCGTCGTCAGGGGTGACGTTCATGCTGGCAGAAGTCAGCACTGCTTCAAACTGGATGGAACGGCTTTCGGTGTCGCTGACTGAACCGCCGCTGAACACTTGGTCGGTGTAAAGCTTGAAGGCCGCACCAGTTTGGTTGCGCTGAAGCACGTCTTCGATCATGCGGTTGCTGAGGGAAGCGTCTTCGTCGGTCATGTAGACCGTTGCGCTGCCCGTACCATCGCCGAAACCGGAGATGTAGCTGCGGAATGGAACATACTGACCAGGGGTCTGGCCGATGGTGGTTACATCAATTTCAGCACGGTTGATCTCGAAGCTCCAGTCACGCACCTGGCCTACTACTGCAAACGCGGCATAGGCAACTTGGAAAGCGTTAGGGCTAACAGCTGTGCCGTCGTCGGTAATGGTGATTGATGAGCCACCCAAGGTTGCAGAAACCTGCAGTGCTCCGCTATCAGCGGTGTAGCTAATAACGTAATAGGTGGTTGCAAGCGCAATTCCTGCAGGAAGTGTTCCTGCACCAGCTCCGTTAGTTTGAGTGTTGATCAAACTAAACTGCACGGGATCACCTACTTTCAAATTCAAGTAGGTTCCAACAGTAATGGTGTCTGTGCCGACACTGACGTTAGACTCGGCAAAACTGCTGGTTGTGCCAGCGGGCTTATAGTACAGGGCACCTGAAGTGCCGGAAAGAACGGTGGTTGCCATTGGGCGTACCAGGGATTAAGGGTCTCCGCGGGCACTGCCCGGCTACATACAGGTTAGCGAGGATTTAAGTCAGCACAGTTGCTACATAGCCTGTGTCAATGCGGCCCATAAAATGTGGGGATTCTTCAGTAGCTGAAAATGTGGGGCCGTTTATTTCACCCATTTTTACAAAGACACCTGTAGTGGTTTTAGATGTGTTATTAATTGTCTCTAATACGTTTACAGCAGTTGTTATTAGTTCTTGATTTCGGGCCGGACCACGCCCTTTTTCTGTAAACACCCGGATTACTAACGCACCACGCGCATTATCCACGCTTGAGGTCAGCGTTGGCTCGTTGGTTAGGCCAAACGTGATGTTGACGCGGACGTACTCGGTGGTTGTATTCGGTGGTACGGCAGTGATGTTGTCGAAGTAAACAGGAACTGCTGGTACAAGGCTGTTAAACGCCGTCAGTAACGGGTTCTCCATTGATGCCCGGATCGCTTGGTAGTTCATCGCGGAAATTTCCTAAAGGCTCGATCCATTGCCACTTTAATTGTTCTATCAATGCCCCCACCTTTTAAGTAGGTGTCGTACCAGTCCAGTGGGGCGGTGCTGGTGTTTCCCTTACCGGATTTATCTAAATTACCGCGAATGTTTGCGCTTCTTTTACCGTATTCAATTGCGTCTGGATTTAAGCTTTCTTGAAGCGGCTCTGGAAAAGCTTTTGGGCGAAAAAAGTTCCCTTGCTCGTAGTCAATGGCAACGCCTGCATGTCGCGCAACGTTGTAAATCGTGTACTTGACTTCAGGCTTTCTGTAGAGTTCCGCGCCGCTCAAAAAGGGACCAACAACAGGCTGTGGGGTTGTTTTTGCGCCTGAACCACCAGCTTTTGATCCTCCTGATGTCTCGATGACCCAAGAGTTGGCAAACTCCCCTGACCAAACTGGACCGGCTTCTTGTAACTCTTTGACTGTTTGTTCCGCAGCCTCGCGAATATCCGTAGACAAAATTCCGTTTACCCAACGGTCTATATCAACTAAAAACCGCTCGTAATCCTTAGCCATTACTGCGGCCTCACGATCAGGGTGTGGTACACCGGCTTGTCACCACGGTAGGTCAAAATGTCGATGATCTTGGCTTCGCGGGTTTGACCTGCCTGCGGATACTGCACACGGTCGGCTTCTGTTGGATAATAATCGCCAAGCTCTTCCGTACCAATCAAGATCTTTACGTCCGTGCTTTGGTACAAGCCTTCGGATTCGCGGGGCGTCAGGCGGCTGATAATGCCCTTTACCGTAACATTGGTGTCCGCTCCGGTTACAGCCCCTGTGGTGGGGTTGTAGGCGCGGGGTGTGGTGGTTTTGATGTACGTGATGTCCTGACCCCAATCATTAAAGATCTGGGCTGGAATCGGTGAAAAGGTGTCGTCTATTTTTGACATTTCATCCTCTAACAACGCGCACTTGATAACCCCCAGAACCGCCCAGGGTGAAGGCTCCAAGGTAAGACTGTAACCAGGGGTAGACATCGAAGATGTTGTTCACAGATCCAGTTGCCTGGCTATCTGTGTTGTACTTCACCTTTAGTTCGCCTAGCTCGACTTCTTCGTATAAACCTTCGGTTCCGGTGTTACCGGTGACGGCATCAGTGTCATTTGCTAACGCACGCGCCAGCTCGTAGGTGGCGTATTTGATGTCAGATGGGATAGCAGAACATGTAAGTTCCACCCGGTCTACGTGGTAGTTATTGCGCGGCCAGCTTAAAGCTTGGTTGTTACTACAACGGTCGCCGTAAAAGTTAAGGCTGTCGATCCAACGGGTTGCGCTAATGATGGCGCGGTTTTTTTGGTCGTCAGTTTTGTCGTCCCAGGTGGTGGAACTTGGGACGGTCTCGAAGTAAGCGTTTGCTCCTGCCAGCGTTACATAGCTGTTGGAGTTTTCGCCCTTCAATGTGGCATCAATTGTTGCGGCCACAAGACTGCAGAAATACTTTCCCTGATTTTAGCCCAATAAAAAACCCCGCCGAAGCGGGGCAGTAGCAGCTTGTGCTGGACGAATCAGGCGATTGCGCTGGTGTCCAGTGGGCTGTTGACGATCAGCTCGACCATGGGGATCAGGTCGATGTCGTAGGTGGCTGCCCACTTGTTAGCAGTGGCCAGGTTGCCGTTGGTGGGGTTGTCACCAGCGTCAGTCCACTTGGTGCCCATCACGTGGTAGGCGGTGTGGTAGTCCACAGAAAGGACATCTTGCTTCGAGAGCACGTTGCGGTCTGCTTCAATGCGCAGATCCTGCTGGACGCCTTCAAGAACTGAACCACCCTTCATCAGGAAGCAGCGGAACTCTTTGACGTGGGTTGCCGTGCCAGGAATCACAGTGTTGACCTGTGGGTCCATAATCACGTTGCAGCCAGCGAATTCGCCGATGCTGCGTGCGCCAACGCCAACGCCACCACCACCCCAGGTCACGGCGCCAGAAGCGGCCAGTGCAGAGGTGCTGAAGGTAAGAAGGCCGACCTGATACAGGTAGAAACCAACAGTTGGGTGAACAATCAAGGTGTCCAGCTCATCGCCACGCTCGCCAAGAGCAGCGCGGGCCTCAGCCAAATTGGCTGCGGTCAGGAAGTTGGCTTCGCCTTGTCCGCTGGTTGCACCAATTGCCTTGTCCAAAGAATGGGCAGACAATGCTGTGCCAAACAAACCGGCAAGCTGCGAGAACAGACGTGCGCTGTTCAGTTTGTTGATTGCATCGGCAAGCTGGTTGCGGATGTGAAGCATTGGGTCTTCGCCCGCTGCCAACATTGCAACGTCGTCCACTGCATACGCGAAACCACGGTGGCAGATAGACGCGATCTGGGTGCCAGTTCCGATCTTCTGTGGCGTCAAGTAGCCAGCAGAGCTGCTGCCCCACGTAGCTGTGCCGTCCATAATCTCCTCTGTTGGAGATACAGGATTAAACTCGGGCACTTGGATGCGGGTGCCGCCTTCGCGGGCATCCAGCAAAGGATTACGAACAACAGCGCCAGACTTGATAAACAAGCTGCGCTCTTTTACTGCCTCAGACACATAGGTGCTGAGATTATTCCTCTTGACGATGTCCGCGAGCAGGACACCGCCGGAATAATTCTGAAATGGTGCGGCCATCTTAGAAAACCAACGTTAAAAGTGTGTGCGGGGTCCAAGCCACGGACTTGGGGAGACAAGCCCCACCGGGGCTACAAAGAAGCTTCCCTTTCCAGCACAGCTGCAAGTTCAGGCTCCTCTGCTTTTAGTTGCATTTGTCTCGTTATGTTAATACTACCGGCCTTGAATGGATTGGGCATTCCAGGGGCAATAACAGAATTCGGTGTGGGCTTAGCTCCCATACCAGCAGCACTGCTGGGCTTGAAGTGGTGCTCAAAACCTGAACCGGGGTTCTTCAAGTTGCCTAAGTAGTTAGTAATATCCTGTTCGACACCTTTGTCCAAAATTACAACGTCGCCGTTGTCCTTTTTATGAAGGTTGTTTTGTACGAGTAGCAGCATCTGCTCGGCGTTAATGGCGCCCGCTTGGCTAATTGCAGACAACGCTTTTGTACGCATAGTTGCCTCTTCATTTGAGGTCCTCATGTCTGCTAACTGACGTTCCAGTTCGCCGATTCGTGCGTCTTTGTCTTGTGCGCTTTTGTTCGCTTCTTCCCAAAGATCCTTCCACTGGCCTTGGTCTTCCAGCGTTTTCTTGCGCTGGTCGTCCTGCTTTTTGTAGACATCGTCGAGCTTGCCTTTAATGCCTTGGAAACGTTCCTCGGCTTCAAGTGCCTGCTGTTTTAATGCAGCAAGTTGCGCTTCATATTCAGCTTTTACAGCAAGTGAAGGGTCTTGTTGCTGTGGAGCGGTGTCGGCTGCAGCCACGGGCTGGTCAGGACTCGCCACGGGCGTTTCCTGGATGACGTGCTCTTCCATATTCAGAAGTCAAAAGTAGAGGTAGGGGTTTCTTCCGCAGGCTTTGAAGGCTTGCGCTTACGAACAGCTTTGCATACTTCCGGTGCAGGTTCAGGCTGCTGTTCGCGCAGTTCGACGAGTTCCCATACTTGAGAACCATCGGGCTTGGTAACTTTTTCTAGTGACTTACCCATGTGGGCGTACTCCATGTAC